GTGATTGCTGATGTATTTCAAAATCATTTTGAAGATAATTCAAAATTTAAGAAAGCATGGCAAGACGCAAAAGAAACATATAGCAATATGCGTTCGATTGCAAAAACTAAAATGGACGTTCTTGTTAGAAGTCATCAACCACAAGAGGACGTTGATACGATTAGAGGCATGATTAATAAGTATGGCAGTAGTGGTGGCGATCTCTACCATGATGATTGTTTCTATGTTCAAAGTGATAAACCGAGAATAGAAAAAGACTATGACGGAAATCCAAAAGAATACTTTGATGATGTTCATATCAAGTTTGGCGACATGGACAAAGACTTCTTAACCTCATGGTATCGTGATGAGATGAGAGCAAAAGGCATTGACGCAGATTATGATGTTCGACTTGGCGACAATTACGAAAAAAGAAATCCGACTTATTACAATTCCGAAAGTCAAGTTAATAAATTTTTGGGTTTTGGTAGTCGTAATGATGTAAGCAAGTCCCAAATGTTTCCTAAAGATGAGTGGGATAACGATTTCAAACTTTGGGTTATCGGAACTTCTTATTGTCATTCTCGTAAGTTTGTTGCTGACAATGAAACTTATGAGTGGTTTAGTAGATTTAAAATTGCACAAGAAGATGTTGTAAGAACTCATCAAGGTTTATTTGACCATGTAAATAAAAAAATGGAAAAACTAAAACTTGGTTTAAAATCTTACAGATACTTTGACCAAGCGAAAGAACTAGCTGACAAACTTGGTGTTGTTTTAAATGAAAGTATATTAGATGCACATTCATCTATGGCTCTTTCAATCTATAGTCCGAGCAATCTAGCTGATTTATTAACAGATGAGGTTGAACAAACGAGAGAGGAAAAAATTGCTATTGCAAAACAACTACTGCAAGAGCAACAAAATAGTTTAAATTAGTAGTTGACACTTATGGGATAATCCTATAGGGTTATCCCATAACAGAAAGGTATAAATGACTAAAACATTCTACATAACTTATTGGGCTTCTAAACATAAGAAGCACATCACAAGAAAAGGAAAGCATGACGAGAAATCTCGTTATGGTGTTTCCAAA